CCCCTGTCGGGGGTGCTGGCTAGCGAGTGCTAGTTGTCATAACGACACCCATCCCGGCCATTTAGACGGAGATGGCAATGCCGAGCCGCAGCTACAACGAACCCACAACGTACATAAATTCTGTCCTTTACGGGCAGAACTGTACGGGTCCGGATAATGAATCCGGACCTACTCCTAGGCCTCAGAGCATGAGGCTTGGAGAATACGTGGCGAGTTCCACTCCCAACTTCAAGAAATTGAAAGAGAGTGGTACCTTGATTCCTCCCTGCTACTATCGAAGGTTCGATTATAGACAGGAGTCCGACGCTATTGAGCTAGGACATGAATCAAAGGTTAGCTGTGACGGTGGAACGACGTGGTTGGCTTCAAGGGCCACAAATAACACCAACTATCCGGTGTTGTTCAGCCATGCTGACAACTCGGTTATCGGTAGAGACGACCTATGGGAAGATCCCTTCGGTTTGGTCAATATCGAAGCGTTGAAAGTTAGTGCCCTTGCTGGTCTCACACCTGATCTAGACATCTTGACGTCTCTAGCAGAGGCGCACAAGACTGTCCGGATGGTGTTAGAAGCCCGTCGTAGCGCGAAGCGCCTCATTTTTGAGGCTCTTAAAGGGGGAAAGTCGACAGCTCGTGCCGCCGGAGCAGCTTGGCTGCAATGGCGGTATGGTTGGCAGCAGTTGGAACGCGATATAAAGAACTTGAATGCTCTTTTGCGCGAGCCACTTAAGCCGGCCATATTGACTAACAAGGCAATTGAGCCTTTTAGTCATCTCGTCACTCGGGAATCCATTTATGATGGCCCCGAGAGACATCAGCTTGCGACTTGGAACATCCAGGAGGATGTTTCCGTCAACGCCGTGGCAGCGATACAGGTGAACACCAGAACGCTCAATGCGCTCATGGACGTACCCGTTACGCTGTACGAGTTGATCCCCTTCTCTTGGGTCGCCGACTGGTTTGTAAACGTCGGTGACTGCCTTAAGGCATGGTCCGTTCTGCGCTCTGCAGAAAAGATTCATATGTCTGTAGGCTACAAGAGATCTATCCTGATCCGAGTCTCGCGTGTTTCCACGCCAGGCTATGACACTGTCAATTACCGCAATGGTAAAGGTTCAGGATCTTCGCGCGAAGCGTACAGTGAGAAGGTAAGGATACCCACTTCTGTACCATCACTCATCCCTCAAGTCCGTGTTCAGCTGACGAGCAAACGCATCATCGATGCTGCCGCTCTGCTGGCTACACGTTTCATCCGTTAAACCCGCTACACCTTGGAGGTGTATTTATGGCATCATTTGCCACCGTGGTTAGCGAATTCTCCGACAAGGAGAACGCGCGGACCTACGCCATCACCGGCCACACCGTCGCCGCTCCCAAGCTTCTTATCCAGAAGCGGAAGGTACCCGCGACGGCGAGCGCTGTCTCTGAGAGCACGCTCAACGTGGTTTATGGTACGACCGACGCCGAAGGCAATGTCCTTCAGTCCAAGGTCAACATCGGAGCAAGTGTTCGCTACCCAGCGAACGGGCAGTCCGCCGACGTCACGGCCGCTCTCGCGGTATTCCGTGACTTTGTCGCTTCTGACGAGTTCACTGCAATGGTGACTAGTCAGGGCTACGTCCAGTAAGGAATCCACCATGAGGTGGCTAGCTCTTCTGCTAGTACCGGTCTCTCTTATCCTCTGGGTCCTCGCGGATCCAGATGAGAGGCAAGTAATCCGTACCACGTATGACTGCTTAAGTGAGGTATTCGATGAAGAAACCCCACACTCACCCATCCCGCACGAAGCGGAAGGCGTGGAACTTCTTCCACGTTGTGAGTGAACTTGCTCGTGACCTGCTCCAGGATCAACCCGATCCCCTGAAAAGGGTGTTGGGTCTGATCCGCAGTCGGGATATCCCGAGCCTAGCTCAGCTAGGCCAGCCAAAGGATCGAGAGTATCAAGATCCTGAGTTCTTTCACCTGGTCAAATTACGACAGGTGGCCGCATGCTTCAAGAAGAACGAAGCATTCGCGGACGACACTGCATGCGCGGAGCAAGCTCACCGAAATTTCGAGCTTGCCGAACGTAGGTGTCGTATCACCAATAAACGCCTTGACCACTTTTACGCTAATCCTGACCGGATGACCGGTAAGATGCGTAAGTGGACCGAGACGATGGAGCGTGCAATTGCACGAATCCTAGGTGATCCAAGAACGTTTGTCGACGGTTTACCGACCGACATACGGCTGACTGACGGAGCGACTGAAGACCGCTCAAGGCGCCGTAGCTTCCCGTTCCTAAAAATAACGGGTAAGCTGCGTTGTACCAGCGGTACAGTGAAGTGGCTAAGTGCATTGATGCTCTTTTATGGCATTGATGTCTCCTCTTGCCGTTTTGTGCTAGTTTCACGCAATGTGATAGCACTTGTGCAGAAGAACTGGCAGACTCATCGCACTATTGCGAAAGAGCCGACCCATACTCTGCCGTTTCAGCTTGCCATAGACAGTTTTGTCAAAAGGCAGCTACGGAGGGTTGGAGTTGACTTGAGTTCCCAGGTTCGCAACCAAGAACTGGCGAAGAAAGGATCCATCGATGGGTCCTTTGCTACCGTCGACTTGGAAATGGCTTCCGACACATTGGCTTTTAACGCCGTGCTGTGGATGTTACCATTTGAGTGGGCACGCATCTTTCTCGCGTTCCGCTCTAGCGAATACAAGGCTCCATGGGGGTCGGGTGTTTACGCTAAGTTCTCCTCGATGGGGAACGGCTACACCTTTACCTTGGAAACCTTGATCTTCAAAGCAGCATGCATCGCTGTTGGTTCTCAACAGCATGCCGTATACGGGGACGACATTGTGATCGAAACCGAGTACGTGGATGATCTCATCCAGCTGCTTGCCTTCCTTGGGTTCAGGACAAACGTCGCAAAGACGTTCTGCAATCCAGACTCCCGATTCCGGGAGTCTTGCGGGGCAGACTACTATAAGGGTATTCGTTTAACGCCCTTTTATTGTCGGGAGATTCCTCTGGAGTCTCATCCGGCTAGTATCTGTCATCTCCTGAACGGTCTGATTGGGGTCTCATCTCCAACGTTCTGGGAGTTCGCCTTGTGCGAAGCCTCCCGGCTCAGACTCCGCTTCGTCCCCTACAATGAGGACTCACGCTCTGGCATCTTCGTAGATCCCGGATTAGCGTGGCGGAAAGGATGGCTTAGGACCAAGCGACCTAGTGGTCGAGAAGATCGGGACCGGAGTGATCCGGATATCGGTTTTCCCGTCTATGATGGGTATGGTCCGCGGCAACGACTTCGCGTCGTTAGAGGATGGCGTTCTCTTTTTCTATGGTACCTCCGCAAGGGGTTGCCAAAAGGAGAGGATGTCACTTTGAGCTGGAGTTCCAGACGGTCCAGGTTCAACCTGGATCTGAGGACTCTGGCGCATGAAGGCTCATCTTCCACTCACGTGGAGGTTTCGTCCTTCGCCGAAGCGGCTACGTATATTCATCGTAGTCGTCGCTTCACTGTCAGTCAAACATCGACTCCCTGCCATATCTGGTCCTTCTCGGACCAGGTGTCGCGGGGTCTGCACTAATCCTAGTGTAGAGTTGTCGAGCCCAATTGTGTAATGGAC